ACACGACCACACAAACAAATAATGTAATCAGATTCTTCAGTGCAATCACTTCATCTTCATATGGAATCTTTGATAGTGGTTACAAGTACACTTATGACCGTTTTAATAATACTTTCAGATATATTCCTTGCAATGGTGATATTGCTGGACTGATGACTAGAACTAATATTGATGCATTCCCTTGGTTCTCTCCTGCTGGTCAACAAAGAGGTGTTCTAAACAATGCGACAAAACTTGCATACAACCCATCAAAAGCACAGAGAGATCTTCTTTACACTGCAAGAGTAAATGCTGTTGTAAATCAACCAGGAATTGGCGTTCTTCTCTTTGGTGACAAAACAGCACTTTCCTATGCATCTGCCTTTGACAGAATCAATGTACGTAGACTGTTCCTCACAATTGAACAAGCACTACAAAGATCAGCTGAAGCTCAACTCTTTGAAATTAACGACCAGACGACTAGATCAAACTTTGTTAATATTGTTGAACCTTACCTACGTGATGTTCAAGCAAAGAGAGGAATTTATGACTTCTTAGTCATTTGCGATGAAACTAATAACACTCCTGATGTAATTGATAATAATGAATTTAGAGCTGATATTTTCTTAAAACCAACCAAGTCAATTAATTACATCACCCTTACATTTGTTGCCACAAGAACTGGTGTAAGTTTTGAAGAAGTGGCTGGCAGAGTTTAATTTACATAACTAATTAACGAAGGAGGAACTCAAAATGTCTACTCTCAGAACAATCACCGCTTTTAAATCAAAACTTGCAGGTGGCGGCGCAAGACCTAATTTATTTGAAGTTGAAATTCCATCATTCCCAGTTGCTGCTGGGGCAAATGTTTGGAGAACAGGTTCAGATCAAGAAGCTGATACCTTTAAGTTCTTATGCAAGGCAGCACAACTTCCAGCATCAAACATTGCTCCAATTGATGTTCCTTTTAGAGGAAGAATTCTAAAAGTTGCTGGTGATAGAACGTTTGATACTTGGACCGTTACCGTCATTAATGACGAAAACTTCCTACTCAGAAATGCGTTTGAAGTTTGGATGCAAGGAATTAGCAAGAATAGCAACAACACCGGTGCTACAAATCCTGGTTCCTACATGACATATGCTCTTGTTCATCAACTTGGAAGAGGTGCTGATAGAGGAATTGAATCAACTACAAATTCTCCTGCAGCTGATGGAACTGCTATCACTCCCTTAAAAACATATACTTTCTACGATATTTTCCCAACTAATATATCTGCAATTGATCTTTCATATGATTCTTCAGATGCTATTGAGGAATATACTGTTGAATTCCAAATTCAATACTGGGAACCTGGAGCATATACTAGAGATCTCGCCTGATTTATTACCATAAATACTAGAAAACTATTCGCTAGTACAATAAATTATGGCAAAATTATTTGGATTCTCTATTGAGAATACTGAACCAGTATCACCATCGGTAGTTTCCCCCGTTCCTCCTAACAATGAGGACGGGGTTGATCATTATCTGTCAAGTGGATTTTTTGGTTCATATGTTGATATTGAAGGAATTTATAGAACTGAATTTGATCTAATTAAAAGATATCGTGAGATGGCGCTTCATCCAGAATGTGATAGTGCAATTGAAGATATTGTAAACGAGGCAATTGTATCCGATAGTAATGATAGTCCGGTCTCAATTGAACTTTCAAATTTAAATGCTAGCGACGGAATCAAAAATAAAATTAGAGCAGAGTTTAAACATATTTTAGAGTTATTAGATTTTGATAGAAAATCTCACGAAATTTATAGAAATTGGTATATTGATGGTAGACTTTATTATAATAAGGTTATCGATCTTAAAAATCCTCAAGAAGGTATTCAGGAATTAAGATACATTGACGCAATGAAAATGCGTTATGTTCGTCAAGCTAAAAAGAAAGGGAAAGACGGATATAGACTTGCAAATATGAATAATGACAATCCCATGGAATATGAATTTCCTGAGATTGAAGAATATTTTGTTTATAATCCAAAAATAACTTATCCAACCACCAATCCATCCTCTCTTGGAGGACTTGGTGGAATTAAAATGAGTAAAGATTCTATCACATATTGCACATCTGGACTTGTTGATAGAAATAAAGGATCGACCCTTTCATATCTTCACAAAGCAATTAAATCTCTTAATCAACTTCGTATGATTGAGGATTCTTTGGTTATCTATCGTTTGTCTCGTGCCCCAGAAAGAAGAATCTTCTATATTGATGTGGGCAATCTCCCTAAGGTAAAGGCAGAACAATATCTTCGTGATGTTATGATGCGTTATCGTAATAAACTTGTGTATGATGCGAACACGGGTGAAATTCGTGATGATAAAAAGTTCATGGCAATGCTTGAGGATTTTTGGCTTCCTCGCCGTGAAGGTGGTAGAGGAACTGAAATTTCTACTCTTCCTGGCGGGCAAAACCTTGGAGAAATCACTGATATTGAATACTTTAAGAAAAAACTATATCGTTCTCTGAATGTTCCACCATCAAGAATGGATGGAGAGGGTGGATTTAATCTAGGACGTTCATCTGAAATTCTTCGTGATGAAGTTAAGTTTAGTAAGTTTGTTGCACGTTTGAGAAAAAGATTCTCTTACATGTTCAATGATATGCTCAGAACTCAACTAATTCTTAAAAATATTATTACTCCAGAAGACTGGGAGATTATGGAGGAACATATTCAATACGATTTCCTTTATGATAATCATTTTGCAGAACTCAAAGATGCAGAACTGTTAAATGAAAGACTCAGTATAGTTCAAGTTGCAGAACCTTATATTGGTAAGTATTTCTCGCAGGACTATGTAAGACGTAAGATTCTTCGTCAAACTGATGAAGAAATTCTTGAGCAGGATAAAATTATCAAAAAAGAAATCAAAGATGGCACCATTCCTGATCCAAATGCACCTGTTGATCCAATGACCGGTGCTCCATTAGCACCTGGACAACAACCTGCAGGTATGGATTTGGGGAAACCAGTGATGGAACCAAATCTTGATGCTCAGGGTGCTGCAACTGAAGCAGACGGCAAAGCAGCAGAAATGCCCAAGGGTGGTGAGATATAAATAAAGGAAATTACTTAGGTATTAACAATGGATGACCTTTTGGATATGATCGCTACGGACGAATCACCTTCGCAGATCAGTGATAAGATCAAAGAACTTCTTTTTGCAAAGTCAGCAGAAAAAATTGATGCTTTTCGTCCTGTTGTAGCATCAGATGTTTTTGATGGTGAAGAAGTAGAGAATGAAGAAGAATAAATTTAATAAATAACTAAAAGTGTATTATTAAAAATAATGACCCATAGACCAGTTGGGGCTGGATCCTCATTTACATTCACAACAGGCACTGCAACAACTTCATCAGCATTTACTGTTCAGTCAAGTGTTCTGAGAGTAGTTGCTGTTAGTGGTGCTGCTTTTATTTCTGTTGGAGCAACTCCATCTGCAACATCAGCAGATTACTATGTGCCTTCAGGTGGAACAGAAACTCTTGCTTTAACCAAAGCATCAAACAGAGTTGTTGGTGTTACTACAGGTGCGACAACAACAGTTAATGTACCAGAAGGAACTCAAGTTCCATTTGGTGTTGGTGATTATGTTTCACTGACTGCAGCAGGTCAATCATATTATAATTTCACGCACCAAAGGGTAATTTCTGTTGATACCTCATCAAATGTTAGTGGATATTATCAAACAAGAATGGTAATTGATTACAACAGTGCTGGAATTGTAACAGCATTTAGTTCAGCAGATGCATCAATATCTGCATCAAATAAAGTCTCAGCTTATGGTTCTGGATCAGGAATTCTTTATTTCCAACAAGTTCAAATTTCAGGTCAAGCATAATGAAACTTATTACCGAAGAAATTGAATCAGTAGAGGTTATTACCGAAGAAAAGAACGGTAAAAAAACTCTCTACATTCAAGGACCATTTCTACAATCAGAATGTGTCAATAGAAACGGGAGAATGTATCCCCTTTCTATTATGGAAAGAGAAGTTAAGCGTTACAGTGAGCAGTATGTTCAAAAAGGACGTGCTCTTGGAGAACTCGGTCACCCCGATGGACCAACTGTAAACCTGGATAGAGTTTCCCATAAAATTGTTTCTCTTCAAAGAGAAGGAAATAACTTTATTGGTAAAGCACAAATTCTTTCTACTCCAATGGGAAAAATTGCAGAGTCACTTCTTAAAGAAGGAGTCACTCTTGGCGTTTCTTCTCGTGGTATTGGTTCACTAAGACCAACAAAAGAAGGATATAGTGAAGTTGGTGAAGATTTTATGCTAGCAACTGCTGCTGATATTGTCGCTGATCCATCTGCACCTGACGCTTTTGTTCAGGGAATTATGGAAGGTAAAGAATGGGTATGGGATGGTGGTATTTTGAAAGAAAAAGCAGCAGAAAACGCTAGAAGTAGTATTAATACTCTTGTAGACCAAAGGCGTCTAGAAGAAAATAAATTAAACTTATTCAATGAATTCTTAAATTCATTGTAATTTATTAAATTATAAATAAATATAGATTTCATACAGGAAAATCGGAGAGTTCAAATGTCTCGTGGCAAACAATTACAAGAAATGGAAGCAGGCACTAAGCAATCCAGGACCGCTGTAAATGCTAGCGCAAAAGCAGCAGATCCAATGGACACCTCAGTTGCTGGATCATATGAAGATCTTGGCGGTCCTACACCAGAAAACTATAAACCAGATGATGATTCAGCAAAACTGAAAACACCTGGCACAACCCTTAAGCAAGTTAAGGATGTTGTAAACAAGGGTGCGGCGGCTGCTGATGCAATGAAAGAAGAAGAAGAACTCGACGATGAGGAACTTATCTCTGAAGAAGAAGATGAAGAGGAGGAAGTAGAAGAGACTGAAGAAGTCGAAGAAGATGAGGAAGAGGACGAAGAGGAAGAAGAAGTTGTAGAGGAAGAGTTTGATATTGAAGAAGATGTTAATGCTCTCCTTGAGGGTGAAGATCTTTCTGAAGAGTTTCAAGAAAAAGCAAAAGTTATTTTTGAGACAGCAATCAGATCGAAGGTTGCTCAAATTAAAGAAGGCCTAGAGCAGCAATATGCACAAGCTCTTCTAGAGGAAGTAGAGGAAATTAAGGAAGCACTTGCTTCTCGTGTTGACTCTTACCTTGAATATGTTGCTGACGAGTGGTTCACTGAGAATACACTCGCAATTGAAAGCGGTCTGAAGGAAGAGTTGACTCAATCCTTTATGGCTGGCATGAAGGAACTTTTTGAAGCACATTATGTATCAATCCCTGAAGATAAATA